CAACCTGCACAACCAATGCCTAGTTCTCTAACACAAAACTTCCAATTAGCACCTACTAATCGTGAAGTAATTAAATATGCAAGTTCTATGGAAGAAGTACAAAGAGACATGGTAATAGGTGATACACCATACTTTAGCAAGGATATGTCAGTAGTGTGGATAAAGAATACTAAAGGTGATATTAAAACCTACGAATTAAATGAAATTATTGCTAAAGATGATAAAGACTTAAAAATAGAATATTTAGAAGCACAAATAAAGGAATTAAAGAAAGGAATGATTAATAATGAATCCAACTCAAATGTTGATGACACAACTTCAAAACCAATTGAAGATGAGAAATCCTCAAATGTTTCAACAATTTCAAAGCCTAAGGGAAAACAATGGCAATCCAAACGAGATGATAAATAGCATTATAAATAAATATACTCCAGAACAAAAAGCAAACTTTATAAAATATGCTAATGGTTTTGGAATAACAAACGAACAATTGAATGAATTTGGTATTAACTCTAAATAGAGTTGATATAAAAAATATTTAGAAAGGAGAGAAAGAATGAACGGAGGAATACAACCAACAGTAGAACTTGCAACTAACAATGGTGCTTATCCATTTTATCCAGTAATGTATGGGAATAATAGCGGATTTGGTGGAAACAATGGTTTTCTAGGTGGAGATGGTTGGATTGTTTTATTGTTACTTTTAGCCTTTGGTGGTTGGGGTAATAACGGAAACAATGGAGGTTTCTTTGGTGGTAATAGTTTTGATAATGGTTATGCTTGGTTATCTAATGGGCAAAAAGAAATTATGCAAAATACTAACAATGGTTTCGACACATTACATTTAAGCAATCAAATTGAAGGAACTAGAGATGGTATTTATGGATTATCTAACCAATTATGTAATAGCACATCAGATATAACAGCAGCAATTACTAACGGTTTCTATGGAAGCGAAGTTGCTGCTCAAAATAGAGCAATTAATCAAATGCAAGACACATTTGCTTTAAGCAGACAATTTGCCGATTGTTGCTGCGAAAACCGTTTAGGTATTGCTAACTTAAATAGCACTATTTTAAGCGAGAATTGTGCTGATAGAGCAGCATTAGCAGATGGTCTTAAAGATGTACTAATCAATCAAACGGCTAACACACAAAGAATATTAGACCAATTATGCAACGACAAGATTGATGCAAAGAATGAAAAGATTTTAGACCTTCAAAGACAATTAGATATGGCTGATTTAAAAGCATCACAAATCGCTCAAAATGCCTTTATTTCGCAAGGATTTGCAAATGAAGTAGATGCTTTATATAACAGACTTTCTAACTGCCCTGTACCAAGTACACCAGTTTATGGAAGAACACCTATATTTACTTGCCCTAACAACAATGGATGTGGATGCAATGGAAACTATTATGGTGCAAACATAATGTAAGCAAATAGTAGATAACTACAAACTCGAATACGAGAACTTGCTAATTTTAACGAGATAGACAAGTTCTATCTCTATTTTTATATGAAAGGAGAAAGATAAAATGATACAAGCAATTCAAATATTACCAGAAGTATTAACTTCAAATACTGATAACCTTAATTTTTCTACCATAGATGTAAGAACTAGAAGTGCTAATTGTTGTGGATGGCTTCAATATATGAATGGAGGGAGCGACTTTACTATTATTGGTGGTGGAAGATTTAAAATATCTTTTAACGCTAATGTAACAAGCGAAACAGCAGGAAGCATTGCTCTTGCATTAAAATCTTCATTAGGTAGCGATGTGGAAGGAACTGAAATGGATGTAGAAGTTGCAACAGCAGGAGATTACTATAACATTTCTTTTACAAAAATATTAGAAGTATGTCCTAGAGTAAACACTACAATTGCAATAGGGTCTCTACCAGCAATTGGCGGAGTAACACCAGCAGTTACAACAGAAATACCAACAATTAAGGATGCTAATTTGATAATTGAAAAATTGTCGTAATGAAAAATTTGGATTTAGTTGAGTTGTATTTACAATTAATAAGTTTATATATAATTCAAAAAGATTATAACAATACTGATTTAATGAATGAATTACAACATCAAGATAGAAACTATTTAGAAAAGATTGTTGAGCAAAACAAGCAAATATTAGAAATCCTTAAAGAAAGGAGGTAGTTATGGAAGAAGAAGAAAAAACAGAAGAAAGCAAAGACATAATGCAACGATTAAAAGACAAAGCAGAAAAATTAATAGAAGAAATTGAAAGCAAAGATATAAATTCTATTAGTACAAGTGATTTAGAAACGCTTTATAAACTTGTTGATATACACAAAGATATATCCAACGAAGAATATTGGGAAAGAAAGGAGAAAGATAGTATGAATTATGGAAATTATGGAAACTACGGAAATTATGGAAGAGGAAACTATGGGAATTATAGTGGAAGAAGAGCAGGATATGATAGTTACGGAGAATATGGAGAATATGGAAGAGGAAGTTATGGTAGAAGAGGAAGAGATATGAAATACCGTGGAGACGAACATTTAGATAGAATGGGAGAAGGCTATGGTAGATATGAAGAAGGAAGAGAACAATACAATAGAGGTAATTATGGTGCTAAAGACGACACTTTAAAAGGGTTAGAATTTATGCTACAAAGTGCAGAAGACTTTTTTAAAATGTTAAAACAAGAAGCAACAAGCCCTGAAGAAATGCAATTATTCCAAGAGTATGCTCAAAGAATAGCACAAATGTAATTTATGTATTATAAATATTATAATGCGAATCCAATGGGAAGAAACATTGAAGATTGCGTGTTAAGAAGCATAAGCGTTTTGACAAATAGAAGTTGGCAAGATGTAAATGACGAATTAAGTTATTTAGCAGCAAAAGAAGGATATATGTTTGATAATGTGCCATTTGTTGAAGATTACTTAGACGAAAGATACAATAGAGAGTGCCATTATTCAAAAACAGTAGGAGAGTTTGCCATAGAGCATCCTTATGGGAAATATGCTATTACAATGCAGGGGCATATAACGGCTTTAATAGATGGAGTAATAGTAGATACATTTGACCCAAGTAATAGAGTGATGAGATGTGCGTGGAGGATTGAATAATTTGACAACAAAAAGGGAATATGATAAAATTTATATGTAGTTGAGAAACTACAAATTATTATTTTTTATTTTATGATGTTTGTTAAACTAGATTCACCTCGAGTTTACACAAACCCCCTTTACTTGTCTTGGAGCAACTTATGTTGTTCCTTTCTTTTGTCAAAAACAAAAATAAGTTATATAATAAAAAAGGGGTTGTTTTTATTCATTTCTCAACCCTCCATTATTCTTTTCTTTGTACGGCACTTATGTAAATTACATAGGTGTCTTTTTTGCATAATTAAAACATTTGTATTATAATTAAGATAAAAGGAGGAAATAAATATATGAGAGATATTTCACAATTAGTAGTAGTTGCAATATTGGTTGAGGCAATATGGGAAAACATAAAAATGATTTATCAAGACAAAAAGTTTTCTATATCTATGATTGGTTCGTTGTGCATTTCAATAATAATTTGTATATTAGCAAATATGAATATATTTGATATGGTTGGCATTGAAATGAAGGTTCCAATTATATGCAACATATTTACTGGAATTATTTGCTCAAGAGGTGCAAATCTTGTAAGTGATTTATTTACTAAAATTAAGAAAGGAGAATAGTAATGGAAGAATTAAAACAAGAAGATTGGGAAGTGCAAGATACATTTAACGAATTAGATGTAAGAGAAGAAATTGAAATAGAAGATGGTGGTGATGAAAATGAAGCCACAAACAACGATACCGAATAAAGGTAATCCATTTTACAACACAACTTCAAATGGTGGTTATTCTTGGTGTATTCAAGGTAAACCAACGGTAGAAGGGCTAAATGTTCTTTGTAATTGCGTGGGGTGGAGTTGTGCTAGATTTAATGAGGTATATTCAACTGAAACAGGTTATAAAGGAATGAAATATCCACAATTAAATTGCAATGCAGAAAACTTTATTGAAAGGGCAACTTCAATAGGATTAACATATCAAAATGAACCTTGCTTAGGTGGAATAATGGTATGGCAAGGAATAAGTAAAAATAATGCTGGTCACGTTGCTAGTGTAGAACAAATCAATAGTGATGGTAGTGTATTAACAAGTGAAAGTGGTTATAATCATTTTGCATTTGAAAATTACACAAGATATAAAGGAAATGGGAATTGGGGACTTAATAGCAACTTTAAATATTTAGGTTGTATCATAAACCCAGCAAACCCTAAACCAGAACCTACACCACCACCTAGTCCATATCCTTTTAATGGAATAGTTAAAAAGGGAAGTAAACTATATGCAGAAAATGGAAACCAATACAAGAATCCTGCTAGTGCTGATAGACAAGTGCAAGTATTGGGAGAAGTAAATGGTAGATATAAAGTGTATGGAGATACATTTAATCCTCATATCGTATATGTAAATAAAGGAGATGTAATACCAAACACGGGGTACCCTTTTAATGGTATAGTAAAAAAAGGAAGCCCATTATATAATGAATATGGTGGAAGATACAAAAACGGAGCAAGTGCTGATAGAGATGTAAGAGTTGAAGGCGAACTTAACGGAAGATACAAAGTTTATGGGAACACTTTTAATCCTCACATTGTGTATGTAGATAAGCAAAATGTAATAAGAAAGTAGAAAAATCTACTTTTTTTATTTTGGGTATTGACATATAGAACACTTGTGTGATATTATCTAAACATAGAGGAGGTGAACGATGAAAGTTAGAAAGAATTGGGGGTGGAGAAAAGATACGGAGTGGTATAATTCAATTACTAATGAAGCAAACAAATATAAATATCCTTGCCCTAAATGTGGTAGGAAAATGATAATTGCTTATAAAATGGAGAAAACATTTTGCGATTTTTGTGGGACAACAATATACAAAGACAAAAAAATTGAATTTAGAGAAAAAATGAAAGTAAAGTTAAGAAAGGAAAAAGAAAATGGAAAAGTGTGATGTAGTAAATATGTTTTACAACCAAGACCAAGTAAAGTATGGTAAAGGTTTTAAATTATTTGAAGATACTTATGAAGAACTAAAAGATGAACTTGACCTAGTTAGAGAAGAAGATGGGGACACAGTAATAGTAAGACCTAGAAAGACCAAATTACAAATAATTAAAGAAATGTTAGGAGTAGAGGTGAAATAAAATGCTAGAAAAAGAGGCTAAAAAATACAAAAAATATTTAGAAAAAAGAAACAGCGAAAAAACAAGTTGGTTTAATCGAATTAGATTTTGGAGATATTTAAAAGAAGACTATGAAACCGCTAAAATTGAAAATATGAAGAAACAAAGCAAATTACATAGACTTGAACAAGAATTGTCAAGCACACAAATATCTTTAAATATTGCTTGTGAAAGAATAGAAGAACTTGAATATGATTTAAAGCAAAAGAAAAACAAAAAGAAAGAAAGCAAATAACATACCCCTAAAACTAATTTTTGTGGGGCATACGCCAAGATTAAATACAAAGTAGTATAAATTATTAAGAAAGGGATAAAATGGCTCTATGGGGCTAAAAAGAGGTGTAAAATGAAAACAAATAAAACAACAATGAAAGATAGAATATTAAAATATATACAAGATTTTGGAAGCATAACTACAAGAGAGGCTTTTGTAGATTTAGGCTGCACTAGATTGTCAGAATACATTAGACAGTTAAGAGAAGAATATTATATTGCAGATAGATGGGAAGTAGGACATAATAGATGGGGAGATAAAACCGAATACAAAAGATATTGGATAGAATACAAATATGATAGTGAAGGAGTATAAGAATGACAAAATACACAATAATAAATAAACAATATGAATCATTTATGAAAGAATACTTGCCTAAGTTTAGAAAAAGTTATCAAGATGGTAATTTAGAAACAAGAACTAAACTAAAAAGGAATTTATATTCCTTTAAAAAATTAACGGAAAGACAAAAAGATGAATTATGGAAACAAATAACAAAGAAATAACAAGGAGGAAACAATAAATGAATAAAGAAAAATTGACAGAAAAACAAGAACGAGTGTTTTTAAGCATAAAAAAGTATATAAAAGATAATAAAATAAGCCCAACAGTAAGGGAATTATGTGC